ACCTGTGGCCTAAACATTAGAAGTGTTCCGCTCTTCCTCTGAGCTACGAAGGCTTATTTCTAATAATAACATTTGAGCATATAATTGTCTATAGGTGCTTCGAATTTTAATATGGTAGAATTAACGTATGTTCTCAGATAACCCTAATATAATTAAGTATGGCGACAAAGTATTCCTTTATAAAAATTTTATTTCTAAAGAAGATGTTAAATATATTAATGATTTAATGGAACCTTATAAAGAAAAAGAAGACTCTTTCGATACGGATGTAAATGTAATAGACTGGTACAATGACAAAGAAGGTCCGCAGATGCCAGAGCTAATTAAAATCTGGGATCAAATATCTGAATTTTTAGCACCAGAATATGTTATACACCCACAACAAAACTTAGCAGTACTTCGTCCAGGAGATGACGGAATGTTTGTTCATAACGATAACCCTGGAGAAGGAATGGATGACCTTCTTACGCAAGAGGACCGTTGGCATACCTGCTGCGTGCTATCATATGGTGTTTGTGTTTATTTTGGAGAGTTTGAAGGTGGAGAATTATTTTATCCAGGCATAAAGCCAGATGGAACTCCTAAAAACAATGAAGACGGTGATGAATACTTAATTCTTCCAGTTCAGCCAGGAGACCTTGCGATACATTGGGCGCAACATCCCTATGAGCATGGTACAAAGCCTATATCCTCTGGAATTAGATATGTTTACAGCAACTTTTCATTAAGAGCAGATAAAAATCCAGGAACATTTCCTGCTTGGGGAACTCAAGAAGATCTAGACAGAAAAGCTAATGGCACATGGATGAATGTAATCTGTGATCGCCACAATGACCATTAAACAACAATATACCCTGGATGTTTGATAAGATAGTCTAGGTATGAATACCTTATGCCAGAAGTAACTGGACTGATATCAAAACTGCAGGGTTTAAATATTATTAAATCATTTTTCTTTGGTTGATATTTAATGTCGTCATCTAAAAATAATAACTCTCCTCCAGTAAAATCTCCAGCATAATAAGCCAATATATATTCTATTGAGTTTGGCATTTCATTGTTGTATACGGGAATGGTTTCTTGTGGCCTTAACCTTATAAAATTACCGTGACTTAATATCCAATATCTTGGACTTACAAAATTTATAATTGAGTCATGAAATTTTTTTTCTACAAAGTCTAAGCTTAATATATTATTCCAATATTCAAATTCATGATCATTATCTTCATAGTTTCCATGCTTATTCCAGTCGGAGTCCTTCATTTGTGAAAGTGGAAACTTTATTGAGTCCAAGTCTTCATAAAAATTTTCATATAAATATATTTCTTCACCTAATTTGATTCCAGGATTTTCTTTAAATCTTAAATTTTTACTAAGCATTTATATACCTTTCTGTGCGGCAGGTAGGACTTGAACCTACGATTACCAAATTATGAGTTTGGGGCTTTAACCAACTAAGCTACTGCCGCCTGTTAGTATATTATAACCATAATGCGACTGCCAGTCAATAGCATCTTGATAATCATTTAATAGTGGCTGACCCTTTATATTTAAACTAGTATTCAATAAAACTGGAACACCAGTCTGTAAATAAAATTTATTTAACACTCTCCATAAACCTTTATGCTGATCTCTATTTACAGTCTGTACTCTTGATGTTCCATCTTTATGGACTACAGAAGGAATTATCTCTGGTCGTAAACACTTAACGGTATACTGCATATATGGAGATGCAAAATCCATATCAAACCATTTATGAGCATGCTCTTCCATAACTACTGGAGCAAACGGGCGAAACAGTTCTCTTTGTTTAATTGAGTTTACTTTATCTTTAATGTTTGGGTCTCTGGCGTCAGCAAGGATACTTCTATTTCCTAAAGCTCTGGGCCCATATTCGGCTCTTCCTGAAGCCACCGCAACGATTCCATCTTTTAGTATACTATCTACAATTTTTTGCACGGGATAATCTCCGCCCATATCATAACCTAAGTAAGGATTTTTCCATTCTATATGCTTACCATAAAATGCTGCTGCTGCGCCTAAAGAAGAGCCAGCATCACCTGGGTTTGGCATAATCCACACATCATCAAAGATTTTCCAAAGTAAAGTATTTGCTGATGAATTTAGTGCACATCCTCCCATAAATACTAAGTTCCTCTTACCAGTTGTTGCATATGCCATACGCATAAACTCATTCAGTCTTTGTTCATAAACAAACTGTACTGCGGCAGCTATATCAAACTTATCTTCTTCTGGTACCCATCCCCAGTCTGTAATTCCTTTATGAAAATTATATTTTTGTTTATTAATTTTAGGGAAATAAGCATCAACTTTTTTATAGTATTTTTTCCAGTCTCCATAAGCTGCCATCCCCATCATGATATACTCTTCCTGATTTGGCATTAGCCCTATAAGCTTAGTAAATGCAGAATAAAATAAACCAAAGCTGATTGGATAGCTTTGCTTATACTTTAACTTTATCTTCTCTCCTTCACCAACCCAAATTGTTGAAGTATTGTATTCTCCAATAGCATCTAAAACAACTATAACCGCATCTGTAAATTTACTAGTATAATAACCAGCGCATGCATGAGAGTAGTGGTGTTTGAATGACTTTCTAGGAATGCCATTTATATCAAACTGCGGCTTCCAGTCTCCAGAACCACCCTTTAGAAACAGCCTAGAGGCCTTTAGAAGCGGTTTCTCGTAGTAGGCTATGGCATCAGGTTTACCATACGACAAAGCATCTTTAACTAAACTATCGTTGATATACCAGTCATTCTTTTGCTTGCTATATCTTTCGGAATGGCCAGCAAATAAAATCTGACCATCCTTAATTAATGACAAAGAGGCGTCATGAGAGGTTTCATTAATTCCCAAAATTAACATTAATAAATAAACCTATCATCCCTAAATGGTTTTTTAAGCCTTAAATATATTTTTAAATATATTTTTTTAATTGTTTTTAGCATTAATAAACAAACCTATATTTTCTTTTTTTATTAAACATTTATTGTTTTTTCAACAATATCTTGAACGTACTCAGAAAAATGTTTACGTATACTTCCCTGTGGCCTTGACCCAATAGCAGACCAAATTCTTTTATACTCCATTACATTTGAAAAAGTAGTAGGACAAAGCATTACTCCGCTATACTCTCTAAGAACTGTTGGAAGAGGAACATGTTTTCCACAACACTTACACTCTTTAGCTTTTTCCTGATACTGACTCATAGTATTTGCATCCTATCCATAGCTTCTCTTAAACCTTCAGGCATTCTTGGGGGCCTAATCATATTTTGCACAAACTCTTCTTCTTTTTTTACACCAAAATCATTATCGTATGATATAGATTCATAGGTGTGAACGTTAACTTCTTGGTCTACATTTGGTCTAGTTCTACTAATTGCATTAAATATAGAACCACAAACAGCATCCGCTAAGTCTTTTGATCCTTTTCTAGGGTGATCTACCCTATCCCTCATTATCTTTAATTGAAGTAATTCATCAATTAATAAAGGTATGTGTGGCCCGTTTAATCTTTCTTCTAAAACAATCATAGCCATATCATCGTAATGCTTTTTGGCCACGGATAATATTTCTGTATTTATTCCGTACTGCTTTAGCTGCTGCATCATATCATGAGAATTCCATCTGTCAAATGTACATACTCCAATATTAAACCCACGACTTTTTAATGAAATAATATAGTCTTTTACTTCGGTAAAATCTACTGATTTATCTGGGGTTGGGGTCCAATACCTAACTGCATCAACACTTACGATTGGAGCAGGCTGAGAGTATTCATTTGTTATCTTAACATTTACCCACCTATCTACGTGTGCAAGGGATACGGCGCAATGATCGTGCTTTTGAGCTAAGTCAACGTGTATAAAATATTTTTTGTCTGGATCTGGCTTAAACCATTCTTCTAGTCTTCCAAAATGATCTACTGCTAAATTTCCTATATTAAATGCCTTTTCAACTTTTTCTCTAGACTTAAAAAATGCATCAACCGCATCTGATGGCATACAAGCAAATCTCCCAAGGGCATCGACTGGATTCTTGTAAAATGCTACCTTAAAATCTTCAATCTTTCTTACGGGATTTACTTCCCAAGTTGGTCTTTTTAGAGCATACATCTTTGGGTATTTATATGAGATAATATGGTCTTCTTCCCATTCAACATTAAACTCGTTTCCTTCTGTACCGTCTGGAAGATCTTCATCTAATTTAAAATGATGTGTTCTAACAACAACTTCTTTTTCTGCCACAACATCATCGTATCTTTGTTGTATGTAATCATTCTTATATCTGGGAAAAGAAAGTAAAATAACTTTACCAAAATCTGGGAAGCGGGAATCAACTGATGCACGGTACATATCATATATTGCACTACCAGTTTTTGCTTGTTCGTGCCCAGTTGTATTCTCTGTAGCAAACCCCGAAATTTCATCTAGAATAATTACAATAACGTTATATCCTTCCCAAGCTTCACGCTCAGAGTGACCAGAGTGTACTGTTATTGCTTTATCAAATTTAATTTCAGATGCTTTAGATTCATATCTTCCAGCAAACCAGGGAGATTTATCTATTCTTGTTTTAAATCCTTTAAAAAAAACATTTTGTGCCTGCTGAGAATTAATTGCAATATTAATAATATCAATTGAATCTCCAGGGGGTTTACCGTAATACGTTGCGGGATCTTTAAGACACAATAATAAATATACTATGTAGGCCACTGATATGGTTGAACAGTAGTCTTTACCAGATCCTTTACCCAATTGAGCAACAACCTCGTTGGCTGTTTGCTTAAACATTCTTTTTCCTTCTTCATCCCCTAAAAGCTTAATCAATGTTGATTCTTTATATATCTGAGAACTTTTTTCAATCAAAGTATACTGATGGTCGGACAATGGTGGTAAACCAAGATAGTCTGGGCTTTGTACAAATGTGCGGAGGTCTACTGGACGTTCATCAAACTCTTCACCATCTAATATATCAATTAGATCACTAAAATTAAATTCCATTATTTGTTTCCATGATGTATTTAATTTCTTCAAAAACATTTCCGTGAATTTCATCTGGCAAACCGATTACAGATACATTTATGTTATTGCTTTCTAAAATTTTTGAATAGTAGTGTGTCATTTGGGGCACAAATATCGGGCTTCTAGGATCCTTTAAAGTTAACATGGTTACATTTGTTTCTGGTTTTGCGTAATAAAGATTTACTACAGATGATCCTAAATAACAAACTACATCTGAAGATTCCCTTACAATTTTTATTTGTTCTAATGGGTTTAAATCTTCCATAAATACTGGCGTGTAACCTTTGGATACAAAATAATCCTCTATTTCTATGTCATTTGGGTGGCTCCTCAAATAATTTCTTCTAGAGATGTATGTTTTTTTATTATTATCAGACACACCCACTCTTGATTCTACTTCTTTAATTATATGTGGCCTAGACCAATTAATTGTTTCTATATCTGAAGACAATTTTCCTCTATCTAAAGTAATTGAAGGATGGTATTCTTTTTTATCATAGTATATTGGAGACCCATTAAGTATAACTCTATCATACATATCTACTTGTCCGTCTTCTACAAGAAAAGTATTTTCATAAAAAACATAAGCTGAATCAAAATTAAAATTAAACCAAGCAAGGTCTTCTACATTGAAGCACTCGTAGTCAATTTTTAAAATATCTAACCAAAACTTAAATGTAGAACCATCTCCTTCTCTTTCCTTATACTCTGGTTCTCCATTTAATCCTAAAAATATACCACTTTCATTTTTTTTCTCATCTGCAAATAGCAAAAGCTTAAAATTTGGATCTTTTTCTTTTAAAAACAATATTTTTGGTAAGTGTTCTAGCATAAAATGAAAAAATCTTGCACAATAGGCAATAGGGTATACTGACCTGCCATCGAAAGATTTATTTAAGCTATTGTGTATACCATGTATAATTGGGTTTACCATATGTTTGCCATTTAAACTTAATAGATCAATCTCTTCTGGTATGCTAAAAACTCTTGCATTCTTATCCCATCTATGAAATAGACCCAAGGCTCTTTCATGTCCTTCATAAAATTTAAAAGATGGATTTTTATACTTTACGCATATTTCGCTATCAGTCATGACTGATACTTCCTCTACACCATGACCATCTTTAATGTCCAATAACATTTTAAGGTATTTTTTTAAATCTTCTGGTGTGCCTAAACCAGCCATTTTTTTAACTGGAACAGTATTTATTGCCGCTTTATTTAAAATTGCTTCATTGTATACTGGACAAACATAAAATTCGTTATTTGTTTTTATATTTTTTTTAATCATTGATTCTGCATATTTTACAAAATCCGATCCTTTTTGCCAATAATATATACCGCATGATGCAGCGTTACTAATAACTTCTTTTTCTGCAACTCTTTCTACCAGTCCATAAATATTCTTTTTAACATAAGACCATTTATTTTCATCTGAAATAAAAGTTAATATTGATCCTTCTACACCAGAATCAATTAATGATTTTATTACTGATTTAGAATCCCACAAAACGTACTGATCTGAGTTTGCAATTAGTAGGGGGGAGTCATTATCTATTAACTCTTTAGCCAGAAGGCAGGACATTGCAGCGCCCTCTAGTCTACCCTCCTGTGAAATTAATGTAAAATCTTTACAAAAACTTTGAATGTGTTCTTTTAATTTGTATTTATCTATGTGTTCTTTTTTAGCTACAAATATATAGTGTGCATCTTCAAGCCCTATGTTGTCATGAACTAAATTAATCATAGATTTTCCGTCAATATCTATCAAAGGCTTTGGTTTTTTAAATCCCTTAAGAGAAAATCTAGATCCTTCTCCAGCCATTGGTATCAAAACATTTATTTTTTTCTTTGTTTTAAATAATTCTGATTCAATTAATTCTATAGTTAATGATGACCTATTTTTTACAGAAACTAACCTACATTCAGACTTGATAGCAGCTGTTTTACCAACAAGACTATCTTCAAATATTGTAGTGTAAGGATGACCATTTCCCATAAGTTGCATACATTTATTAAAAATTTCTGGATTAGGCTTAGGGCCAGATACATCTTCATTTCCTAAATAAACGTCAACATAATCCATTAACCCTAATGATGTTAGGGCAACCTCTATGGTTTCTCTAATACAATTGCTAGCAACAGCAATATCTACATGTTTTTCTTTTATTACTTTAAATAATTTAATTAGATCTTCATCTTTATCTAAATTTTTAAAAAAATCAATAGTTTTTTCTTGCTTTAATTTTGATATTTTATCATGAAATTCCAACGGAAGGCTTTTGTATTCGCTTAAAATATTAAGCTTTTGTTTTGTTGGAAGGCCTTCAAACATTTTTTCTTGATCTTCTTTTGAGATTACATATTTAGAATCTATTTCTTTAAGGGCTTCATTTAAAGCATTAAAATGAATTTCTTTACTATCTATCAGAGTTCCATCTAAATCAAATATAAATAATCTTCTATGCCACTCGCCGTTTTCATCTATCATTATGATACCTCTGAATCTATAAATATTGGCTCAACAATGCCAGTAACTTGAGATAATCTTTTTGCTACATCCATTTTACATTTAGGGCAAGAAGATGTGACCTCTTTAAGTATCTTGACTAGGATCTCTTGCTTTCTTTCAGCCTCCGCAATTTGTGATGCCAACTCGTTGTTTTCAAGCACACCAACTGATTGAAGCATTGCAATTCTTTTTGTTTCTATGTCGGCTATTAGCTTTAAGGCTCCCGCCTTAACATTTAGTTGACCTTGGTTATCTGCGTCTTCTACGGTCTTCCAGGCCTCTTTAATGAGCATTGCATAGTGTTGGTCAGCTCCAGAGATTGCTTCCTTAGCACGGTCTCTGAGGCTGTTATCATTATGGACTACAGACTTCCACTCATCGATAAATTCAAGAACTTCTTTGCGGGAGAACCCAGTAGTTGTTGCTATTTGGCTAG